AATAATGACATTATCGATATTGCTGAAAATAGAGGAGACTGTATGGCAATTTGTCAGGTCGATGTAAAGGCTCCAGTTTCTTCTACTACTCCAGAGGGGCTTCCAACAGACGACACAAAACAGAGCAGAAATACCTTCCATGTTGCTGGACAAAAAGTTCACTTGGGAACTTCATCAACATTAACAACAGGAAATGACACAAATTCCAGTCTAATAACAACAGGCGTTGCTGCCGATGTTGCAGGATGTATGGCACGGGTTAGGTCAAGCACCAACAGATTCCAATCACCTGCTGGCACTGGACCCGGAGCTTTATTAGATGTTGTTAGAATGGAATATGATCTTACTGCGACCGATCGTGGTGAACTTGCAAATAAACTTGTAAATCCAATACGAACATTTGAAGGAATTGGATCCGTTTTGTTTGGTGATAGAACGGGAAATTCTAATTCTTCTGAAAATATATTCAATTATACTAATGTATCATTGACATATCTTCACATTAATCGATTAATTTCTGACACAATTAGAGAGTACATGTTTAGAGAAAATACGGCAACTACTAGGTCGTCAGTTGTGTCAGTAATTGAATCAATGTTAAGAAGAATAGTTGCTGGAGGAGGATTAACAGAGTATTCAGTAATTTGTGATGAAACTAATAATCCAGAGAGCATTGTCCTTACAGGAAATTTTGTTGTTGATATAACACTGAAATTTGTTCTTAGTATTCAAAACATAACTCTAAGATTCCGAACTTTATCTGGTGATCAAACAACTCAGAGTCCAGCCAGTTCATCAGGATCAGGAGGTTCTTCTAGTAACACATCAAGCACATCAAGCACCTCATCTTCTGGTGGGAGTTCATATTAATGGCAAATAATCTTGACAATTTCATTAATGAATTTAACGGGGGAAATAGAACCCACCGCTATGATGTCGAGATGAAGTTTCCCGGTACAGGTATAGACGACGATTTAAATAGATTTTTTATTCGTGCAGTGAGTTTACCACCGAGTCAGGTCAACCCAATTAGAATACCTTATAGAGGAAGAATTTTAAAATGGCCTGGTGACAGAATTTACTTCCCATGGACATTCAGAGTTTTAGACCAAGGTGGTAGGGATTCTTTGTGGACCAAGTTCAATGATTGGAGTAACACAATCAATGACCACAGGACAAATATAAACAATCCAGATTGGAATGATTTTACCACAGACTGGAAAATAAAACAAATAGGTGCTAACGGTAATACAGTCCTCAAAGAAGTTGAGCTAAATGATTGTTGGCCAACAATTGTCGGTCCAATTTCCATGGATGCAAACTCCATAGATACCTTAGTAGAATTTACAGTTACGGTTGAATATTCCTATCACACAGTGAAAGATGTTAACTAATTATAGTATGGAGAAAAAATGGCAATTAACTTACTAGGCTTTAAAATTGGAAGATCGACGAGTGATACATCAGGAATTGCACCACAGCTTCCTGGCGTAGAAGCTAGATCTGCTATCACTCCAGATGAGTATGATGGATCATATCAGTTTGAAACTGGTGGCATTCTAGGAACATATGTGGATTTTACTGGTGCGGTTCGAGACGAAAATGCACTAGTCGCACAGTACCGTGGATTAGCTCTTTTCCCTGAAGTTGACAATGCAATTGAAGATATATGTAATGAAGCAATTGTTATGGGAACTGACAGGAAACCTGTCAAGGTTGGTCTAGGGAAAGTAAATTTATCAGAAGGTATTAAAATTAAAATCCAGAACGAATTCAATCAGGTTCTTCGTCTTATGGATTTTCATAAAAAAGCCTATGAAATTTTTCGACGGTGGTATGTAGATTCTAAGCTATTTTATCAGATGGTAATTGATGAAAAAGATCCTATGAAGGGAATTGTTGAACTTAGACCCATTGATCCAACCAAGATCAAAAAAATAAGAAAAGTAAATAGAAGTAAAAATGATGGCACACAGTCAATTTCTCTGGTCGAAGGTGTAGAAGAATACTATGTTTACACAAACACTGAAAAAGATTCGATTTATCCTACATCAACTACAGGTATAAACATCACCAAAGATTCTATTGCTTATGCAAATTCAGGACTTGTTGACTCTAATTCAAAAAGGGTTGTTGGTTATCTACAGAAAGCAATCAGACCAATCAACATGCTCAGACAAATCGAAGACGCCGTAGTTGTTTATCGTGTCTCTAGAGCACCCGAAAGAAGAGTTTTTTATATTGATGTTGGTAATCTACCCAAACAAAAAGCAGAACAATATCTACGTGAAGTCATGCAGAGATATCGTACCAAAATGGTATATGATCAGGGCACAGGTCAAGTTAATGATAGCAGAGACCATATGTCAATGCTTGAAGATTATTACCTCCCACGCCGAGAAGGTGGTAGAGGAACTGAAATTAGCACCCTTCCCGGTGGGCAGAACCTTGGTCAAATGGAAGATGTTGAGTACTTACTGAAGAAGGTATACACAGCACTTAATGTACCAATCACTAGGATGCAAGCTGATAGTGGTTTTAATATGGGTAGATCTGCGGAGATTACCAGAGACGAAGTTAACTTCAATAAGTACATCGAAAGACTCAGAACTAGATTCTCACATATATTCTTACATATGCTCAGAGCACAGTGTATTCTGAAAGGAATCTTAACTGAAGATGATTGGTTAGAAATAAGTCCTGATATTGAAATGATTTTCAATAGGGATTCGTATTTCACAGAACTAAAAGAGAATGAAATTCTCACAAATCGACTACAGATGCTAGGACAAATTCAGCCCCTTATCGGTCAGTATTTTTCACAGGAATATGTCAAAAGAAATATTCTACGTATGAGCGATGAAGAAATAATACTAATGCAAAGTCAGATAGATAAAGAAATGGCTTCTGGTCAAATTGCAACAGCAGGAGAAGAACAACAACAAGGACTTCAAGGATGAATACTCTATCACTAATACATAACTTTTTGAATGAAGAAGAAGACAATTTTAAAGAAAACTTATCAATTATTCTAAAAGAAAAGATAGACGATAAAAAGAAAAATATCGTTTTTGATGCCGTTAGTGTGGTCTTTGAGAACGAAGAAAATCTAAATATTAAGAAGCCAAATTACGATATTATTAAAACTCTAAAAGAATGTGATAATCAAAATAGTAATATCGTTATTGGTTTAGCTGATGGATCTGAAAGTGTATTAAAACCAGAATATAGTAGAAAAGTTCTTTCAGTTTTTGATAATCTTAACGAAACAAACCAAGTTCGTCTAATTAATAGACTAGTCGAATCACGAGCAAATTTCCATAATACTATAGAATTTTGCATAAAATTTAAAGGAAGGTATACCCAATGAGCCAGAGCTTAGACATAATCAGACATATCTTAGATGAGAATCTAATTGATGCAAAGAAAGCAACCGAAGGATACCTCAATGATATTCTCTCTGTTGCTATCAGAGAACAGTACAAAGAAGTAGCCCCCTCACTAGTTGAGGAAAAGGGTGGTAAGGGTGGAATGGCCACTACTACCAACACCATGACAGCAGCACCCGCAGCCGGTGCAGAAGCAGCAGCAGTGCAACAAGGTACTAGTTCACCCCTAATCACCAGTCAAGAAATGGCAGATGAATTTTTATCAAACTACCTCCTCGACGATGGTACGCTTCCCGAGAACCAAATACAATCAATTATAGCGAGAGCTTTCGCAACAGGAGCTACCGAGTCAGGTAACCCAAGTCTTAGTTTCCTCTTAAATGCACTTTCTAACGTTTCTACTGAGGGCCCCGGTGATGGTGGTAGTGTCAGCGATCCAATCTCCGTCGCAGGACGCCCGGAGGCCGGAGATCCAGACGGATTTGGTGGCATCGTCGGTCCTCGCGGAGGCGGAAGTAACCCTCTTAACCCTCTAGGCAGACGAGAACGTAGATAATAACAAGAAAGGCATAAAGACATGAAGCTAATAACAGAAATGGTAGAGGACGTTGAGTGCCTCGTAGAGAAAAAAGGTGACACCAAGCACTACTACATTGAAGGTGTCTTTATGCAAGCCGAGCAGAAGAACCGAAACGGTAGAGTTTATCCTACACGACACATCAATCCAGCAGTGGATAAGTATGTGTGTGAATATGTCCAACAGAACCGTGCAATGGGTGAACTCAATCACCCATCTGGTCCTACTGTAAACCTTGACAAGGTTTCTCATATTATCAAGGAACTCAATACTGACGGAAACAATTTCGTCGGTAAGGCAAAAGTTCTTGATACTCCTATGGGTAAAATCGTCAAGAGTCTCATCGACGAAGGAGCCAAACTAGGCGTGTCTTCTCGTGGAATGGGATCACTCAAAAAGAACAGTAGTGGAATTAATGAAGTCCAGAGTGACTTTACTCTTTCTGCGGTTGATATTGTAGCAGATCCCTCTGCTCCTGATGCTTTTGTTAATGGTATCCTTGAAGGCAAGGAGTGGGTTTGGGACAATGGTTTACTCCGCGAACAACAGATCGCGCAGTACGAAAAGCAGATTAAACAAGCATCTCGAAGGAACTTAGAGGAAGCCTCCCTGAATGCATTTAAAGATTTCCTCTCTAGACTTTAAACTTATATAAATACCAAGAATAGGCTATAAAGGAGCTTTTAAATGGAAGATACACGATACGAGGAAGAAGAAGAAATGACTGCTAACGCAGGTAATGCTTCTCAGAATACTGGATCGGCAGACTATGACACCTCGGGTCGGGGTTCTCATGATGCGTCTGGTAAAGGTCAGATGGTTGCTGGAACCGAGGTTATTCCTGATGGAGTAGCACAGGCAAACCAAGCATCCGTAGCAGCAAAGGCTCTTGCTTATGAGCCTGGCACCGTCTTTGTTCCCCAGATGGGTGCAGAGGAAGTTGCAGAAAATCTTGCCGTCATGTTTGATGGTCAGGATCTATCAGAAGACTTCATGTCCCGTGCAGGGACTGTTTTTGAAGCAGCAGTAAACACCAAGATTAATGATCTTGCTACACAGCTAGATGAGTCTTATAGAAACGTTCTTACTGAACAACTTGAAGAGGTCGTTGGAAATCTTGCTGAGAAGCTCGATGACTACCTCAACTACGTTGTTGAAGAGTGGATCGAAAAGAATCAGCTCGCTGTTGAGCGTGGAATTAAGACTGATGTTGCCGAATCCTTCATCACTGGTCTCAAGAGCCTTTTCGAAGCTCACTACATCAACGTTCCCGACGAACGTTATGATGTTCTCGATGAACTCTTTGAGTCAAACGAGCAGCTTCAGGAAGAACTCAACGAACAGCTTGATGCTAATGTTAGTCTCAAGTCACAACTCAATGAAACTACAAAGGCTCAGCTCTTTGCACACTACACTCAGGGTCTTGCTGACACTGAAGTTGAAAAGTTTGCTGCTCTTGCAGAAGCAATCTCGTTTGAAGATTCACAGACTTTTAATGACAAATTGTCACAACTTCACGAAGCATACTTTGAGCACAGTACTCCAGTAGCTGAACCAGTTGAACTTATTGAAGAAACAACAAACCAAAGAATCTCAAACGGAGGCGCAATGGACAACTATGTTGATGCCCTTGGTTTCCAGATGAGAAAACACTGATTTTATATTAACTTTTTTTAAACTAAACTAAAACCTTAACAGGAGAAATCTACAATGGATTTTAACAACCAAGCCCCAATGGATGCTCTCTGCGAAAAGTGGGATCCCCTCTTAGAGCACGATGCACTCCCCCAAATTGAAGACTCATACAAGAAGAAGGTCACTGCCCAGCTTCTTGAAAACCAAGAAACTGCACTCCGTGAGCAGTACCTACAGGAAGCCCCCAACAACTCAATGGGTGGTAACTTCTCTGATCCACAGATCGGTTCAGCTGGCAACCTTGCTGGTTATGACCCCGTTCTAATCAGCCTCGTCCGTCGTGCTATGCCTAACTTAATGGCTTACGACATCGCTGGCGTTCAGCCAATGAGTGCTCCTACTGGACTCATCTTCGCAATGCGTGCCCGCTACACTCAGCAGAACACTGCTGGTGCTGGTGTCGGTGCTGGTGGTGCTGGTTCTGAAGCTCTCTATCAGGAAGCTCTTGCTTCGTTCTCCGGTGTCAGTCTTGCGCAAGCAGATCAGGCATCAGGTGCTGCATTTACCGCAACCGGTGGTGTAAACCCAACTGGTGTTACTAGTGGTGCAGGACAGACTTACTCAGCAGACCCCCGTGGTAATGCTGGTGGTGTTTCACCATTCGCTGACGCCTTCAGAGGAATGCTTACTGGTACTGCCGAAGGTCTTGGTGCCGCTGGATCCGCTGACGGTGCCTTCCAGCAGATGGCATTCAACATCGATCGTGTCGCTGTTGAAGCACGTTCCAGAGCACTCAAAGCTGAGTACACTACTGAGCTTGCTCAGGATCTCAAGGCTGTTCATGGACTTGATGCAGAGACCGAACTTGCTAACATTCTTAGCACCGAAATCCTCTCTGAAATCAACCGCGAACTCGTTCGTACCATCTACTACAACGCAGAGCTAGGTGCGCAACAGAATGACCTTAGTGGTAATGTCGGTGCAGGAGTCGGTGGTCTCTATGACCTCAACACCGACTCTGATGGTCGATGGAGCGCAGAACGCTTCCGTGGTCTCATGTTCCAGATCGAACGTGAAGCCAACACCATCGCTAAGGAAACTCGCCGTGGTAAGGGTAACTTCATCATCTGCTCGTCAGATGTTGCAAGTGCTCTCGCAATGGGTGGCTTCCTTAACATCTCACCCGCCCTCAACAACCAGTTGGATGTTGATGACACTGGTAACACCTTCGCTGGTGTTCTCAACGGTAAGATGAGAGTCTACATTGACCCATACTCAAGCACAACTGGTGCTGACTTCTGTTGTGTCGGTTATAAGGGTACTAGCCCTTATGATGCTGGTCTGTTCTACTGCCCCTACGTTCCCCTCCAGATGGTACGTGCGGTTGGTCAAGACACCTTCCAGCCCAAGATCGGGTTCAAGACTCGTTACGGAATGGTCAACAACCCATTCGCTCGTAACGATGGTTCCGGAAGCGTCTTCAATGCGTCTGCCGGTGGTAACTACTACTACCGTCTCTTCGCAATCAAGAACCTTCACGGTAACACTTGATCTTAGAGTAGTTCTAATTAAAATAAGCAGCGAGGGTCTTCGGACCCTCGTTGTTTTTTTATAAATACTAATATGAGTACACCAAACCCCAGCAATTATCTTGCGACAAACTTCTTCAAATTGGCGTTTGATAGAGGTGAGGATACGAGTAAAATACCAACCGTAGAGTATTTTGCACAATCAGTAAATCTACCATCACTTACGATTTCACCACTGGAATTACCAGTGGCACAGTTCGGAGTTCCCATTAGAACGCCAGTCGGTAGGTACTTCTATGAGAACGTGTCAATTTCATTCCTAGTAGACGAGGAAATGCAGAACTGGATGGAAGTATATGACTGGATGCGGTCATGTGGAAATGCCGAAGATTTCGCAGAATATGCAGGAGATCCTAGATATTCTGACATTTTCACAGACGGCACTTTACTTATCATGGATGCATCGTATAATCCAATGAAGAAGGTTGTGTTCAAAGATATGTTCCCAGTCGGAATCAGTGGAATTCAATTCTCGTCAGTAGTGGTAGATACAGAACCCGTAATTGCAACAGCAACTTTTGCATATACGTCATATGAAATATCGAATACATCGTAAGATTGTGAGTGATAATGATACTTAATGAACTCTATGATATGGTAAACAAAGATCTAGAGATTGACAAAACAGAACTCGATACCGAGTCACTCAGAACCCCACAAATCCACAACAAGTATCTAATCCTCCACAGTAAAGAAAAGCTGAAGTTGGAACATGTTCTATCTGAGAAGAAAGTCAAGAGACGCAACAAATGGCTATACTACACAGGTAAAATGTCACAGGAAGATCTCGACAGATTCGGTTGGGAACCGTTTGATCTGGTGATCCTCAAGACCGAAGTAGATCGCTTTGTTGAATCTGATGAAGAAATGATCAAGCTGAGTGCAAAAATCACACTCCAAGAGGAAGTTGTCAGCTATCTGGAGAGTGTCGTAAAAATGATCTCTAACCGGCAATGGAATATCAGAGCCGCACTCGACTGGATCAAGTTCACACAGGGGGCATAAATAATGTGTGACTCAGATAAGTGTACATAAACTAGATTCCGTCAATATGAAAATTGATTGTGACGACTCGATCGCAAAAGAACTCAACCAGTTCTTCACCTTCGAAGTACCGAACTATCAATACACCCCAGCATATAAGAATAAAAAATGGGATGGTATGATCCGTCTGTTTAACCTGTATTCACGCAGACTCTATATCGGTCTGATGGACTATCTCATACAGTTTGCGAAAGACAGGAATTATACGATTGAAAAGGATTTTGATGATACTGTAGAACTCGATTCAGATGAAGTCGAACAGTTCATAGCATCACTGAATATGAAGATAACTCCATATGATTACCAGCTCGATGCAATAAAGCACGCCATTAAGAATCAAAGGTCTCTACTTCTCTCTCCCACAGGAAGTGGTAAATCTTTGATAATCTACTGTCTGGTTCGGTACTGTCTAGAACAGATCCAAGAGGATGAAAAGATTCTCATCGTGGTTCCGACCACTGGTCTTGTCTCTCAGATGTATAATGACTTCCGTGACTATGCCGGGAAGGAATGGGAAGTCGAAAAGAACTGTCACACGATCTTCTCCGGTCAGGACAAGACCACACCGAAGCAAGTCGTGATATCAACTTGGCAGAGCATCTATAAGATGCCCCCAGAATACTTCGAGCAGTATAAGATGGTAGTCGGTGATGAGTGTCATCTATTCAAAGCAAAGTCACTCACATCTCTCATGTCCAAAATGGTGAACGCAGAGTTCCGCATCGGCACCACGGGTACATTGGACGGAACACAGGTCCACAAACTGGTGATCGAAGGTCTGTTCGGTAGGGTCCAGAAAGTGACCACCACAAAGAACCTGATGGAAAAGGAAGTCCTTTCAAATCTTTCAATTGACTGTCTCGTCCTAGAATATAAGCCAGAAGAAATTGAAGAGATCAAAAGAGCAAAGTACATCGACGAATTGAAATGGATAGTTGGGCATGAGGGAAGGAATAAGTTCATATCCAAGCTCGCAAAGTCAGTGAAAGGGAACACTCTCATACTATTCAACTATGTTGATTTACACGGCAAGCCATTGTACAATCTCATCAGTGAGATGTGCCCTGATAAGAAGGTGTTCATGATTTACGGCGGTACAGATGTACAGCAGAGAGAAGAAATAAGACAGATTGTGGATAAGGAAAAAGACGCTATTCTGGTCGCATCTTATGGTACATGCTCTACAGGAATCAATATCAAAAACATTCACAATATTATTTTCACATCCCCGTCCAAATCCGTCATTCGTGTCTTGCAGTCCATAGGAAGAGGTCTGAGACGCTCTGAGAGCAAGGACAGTATGAAGCTCTATGACCTAGCGGATAATTTATCTCATAAAAAGTACAGAAATCACACTATGCGACATCTTGATGCTAGAATCAAAATATATACTAAGGAACATTTTGATTATAAGCTAATTTCAATGAAAATCTAAGGAGACAATATGAGTTCGTCCTACCGTGTTCTTAAATTACAGAGCGGCGAAGAGATCATCGCCAAAATTAAAGGGAAAAAAGGAGAGAAGATTATTCTCGAAAATCCCATGGTCTTTACTACACAACTTAGAAGCACCCCCTTTGGTCAAACACAGGAAATAACCTTTCTGAAAGACTGGCTTATAAACATCGAAAAAGATACTGTGAAGATTCCAGAGAATTTTATAGTCACATGGAATTCACCTTCCACCGATGTCGCTAAATTGTATGATGCAGAAAGAAAAAATAAATCATCTAGAGATTATAAAAAGTCTTCAACAAATCCAAATGAAAATAATGCACTAGATAAGATTTTAGAAGATCTCAAAAAGCTCGAAGACCAGATCGATGAAACTGAAAAGAATGTACAGCCACCGTTTCCAACAGAGCCTCCTTTCCCTCTCCCACCGGGACAATCTAAGAACTCAATCTTTATGAGTATGATGCTTCCTCCTGATTTTATCAAGAATCTGATCGAGGAAGGCTATCTAGATTTGGATGATCTAGATGACTTGGACTATCCCGAAGATGACATTGGCGATTTCTACGAGGAAATCAATGATCACAAGTATACAGGTGAGGAAAAAACGGATCCTGATTATGGTAATCGCTGGACTGATTGGAACCCAGATCCACTGTCAGATGAGTATGGAGATGAATCTCTTTAAGTAACTCTAGAGTATTCCTTTTCACCCCTTACACAGGGGATTGTAAACGGTGTACGGAATTTGTCAATAAAAAACTTGTAAATATTTTTTATGAGTGTATATTATGTGAAGAAAGAAGATTACAATGGGTAAAAAGAACCACTATATTGATAACAAAGAATTTTTCAAGCACATGTGTGAATGGAAAAAAGCTTTGATTGAAGCTGAGAATGCAGGAGAACCTAAGGCACCAATATCAAACTATATTGGTAAATGCTTTATAGACATTGCAGAACACTTGGCACAGAAACCAAACTTCACAAATTATCCATACAAGGATGAGATGATCAACGACTCGATTGAGAATTGCATAATGTATGCACATAACTTCAATCCAGAGAAGTCAAAGAATCCATTCTCATATTTTACACAGATAATTTACTATGCCTTTCTCCGAAGAATAGAGAAAGAGAAGAAGCAGAATTTCATCAAGTTTAAACTAGCTGAAATGAAAGATGATGGTACGATGAGTACATGGTACAAAGAGAATTATTTTGACCGAGATTCAATGAAGGATGCTATGAAAGAACACTTTAATCTTTCCGATGATGACGTAAAGAGAATGCAGCCCAAAAAGAAATCAAAGAAAGAATCAGACGGAAAACTATTTGAATGAAAGTAGCTATCATTAATGATACGCACTTTGGTGCAAGAAACGACTCCTCTATTTTTCTGGATCATTTCTTAGAGTTTTTTGAGGATCAGTTCTTCCCGTATTGCGAAGAAAACAATATCGATCAGGTTCTCCATCTTGGTGATCTGATGGATCGTCGTAAGTACGTCAACTTCAATACACTACACGAAGTCAGAAAACGATTCTTTCAGAAGTTTGACGAGAAGAAGATTCACGTACATTGTATTGTTGGTAACCACGATACCTTCTACAAGAACACCAATGAAGTGAATTCCTTGAAGGAACTCTTCGTTGACAGGAACGAGTACTTCCACTTATACGAAGAACCAACTGCCGTTAACTTTGGTGCTCTCTGTGTTGGTCTAGTTCCGTGGATTGCAGATGATAATCGCGATGAATGTGAAGAGTTTCTTCGCACTTGTCAGTGTCCGATCATTGGTGGTCACTTCGAACTGAATGGTTACGAAGTCATGCGCGGAGTCAAGTTCAAGCATGGAATGTCTGACAAACTACTCCAGAGGTTCGAGACGGTTCTGTCTGGTCACTTTCACAGTAAGAGTAGCAAGAATAATGTTCGATACTTGGGCACTCAGTACCAGATAACATTCAGTGATCTGAAAGACAAAAAGGGATTTCATGTTCTCGACACAGAAACACGAGAGCTAGAATTTGTAGAAAACAAACGACGCAAGTTCCACCATATTGATTATGATGACACAAATCCTGATGCATTAGTTGAACTTGATTTTGGTTTTTACAAAGACTGCTACGTCAAGATAATCATAAAGAACAAGACAAAGAGGAAACTGTTTGATGCTTTTCTTGATACCTTGTATAAGCATAAAGTCATTGACATAACTGTTGTCGAGGACATGAGTGATTTTGAAATTGAAGAGACATCGATAGACATGGCTAAAGATACTCTATCGATTATTAATGATGAAATTGATACAGACTCAGAGATAAAGGACAAGGATCAGATCAAAAAGATAATCCGCGACCTATATCTCGAAGGTCTTAGTAATTGGGAATAGTATGCTAACTTTTGATAAGGTTCGTTTTAAAAACTTTGGTTCGTTTGGTAATACCTTTACAGAGCTTCAATTAGGTAAGTATAATACTGTGCTTGTTTCTGGTAGGAATGGACATGGTAAATCGTTTGCTCTACTCGATGCTATTACGTTTGCTTTGTTTGGTAAGCCTTTCCGTAAGGTAAACGTGCCTCAGCTTGTGAATAGTGTCAACCAGAAAGACTGCGTTACTGAGGTATATTTCAGTACACCGAAGCACCAATATAAAGTTATCCGTGGTCTAAGTCCCAAGGTATTTGAGATCTATAAGGACGGGGATCTTCTTCCTCAGCCTGCGAAGGCAAAGGATTATCAGAAGCTACTCGAAGAACAGATTCTGCGAATGAATTATAAGTCATTCACTCAGATTGTTATCTTGGGTTCGTCATCGTTTGTTCCTTTTATGCAGTTGAGCACGAGTGATCGACGTGAGGTAATCGAAGACATTCTTGATATCAAAATCTTTAGTGTTATGAACTCACTCCTTAAGACCAAAATATCTGAACTCAAAGAGTCATTGAATATCTGTCAGAACAAGATTGATATTGCAAATGAAAAGATTCAATTGCAGGAAGGTCACGTCAATACTCTTAAGACAAGAAGTCAGGAACGTCTAGAGAAGAATAAGGATAAGTTGAATTCTCTGATAGATGAGGGTAAGGATACGCAGGGTAAAATTGTTGGCATCACTGATGAGATTGAAGAAATCAAAAACAAGCTACCCGATAAATCGCAGTTCGTGACCAGCCTCAAAGGAATCGAGAAGACTGAAAACTCTCTGGAGTCTGATCTAAAAAGGCTCGTAAAAGATATAACATTCTATACATCGAATGATACCTGTCCGAGTTGTAAGCAGAATATTGATGAAGATTTCCGCAACTCTATCACGACTGAGAAAGAAGCAGAAAAACTAAACATCGAGGAACGACTTGTTGGTACAGAGGCATTAATCAAAGAAACACTCGACCGAATCAATCAGATCGAAGAGAAAGAAAATGGTATCGTTCAGAGAGAAAAGAGTATTGCTGAGAAGCAGAGTCTTGTTAAATCTTTGTATGAGCAGATTCAATACATCAAGCAAGAAATTAGTGAGATTGAAACGAACCAAGAAAACATCGAAGAACAGAATGATAAGTTAAAGGACTTTGTAAATGATAAAGAGACTTCTCTGAATGAGAAAGAGTCTGTTCTCAATGAGAAGTACAATTATGATGTTGTCCACGATCTGTTAAAGGATGGTGGAATTAAATCTAAGATCATCAAGTACTACTTACCGATCATCAATAAACTGATCAACAAGTACCTGTCTTCCATGAATTTCTTTGCCAACTTCACGCTTGACGAAGAGTTCAATGAAACAATCAAGAGCCGACACCGCGACACGTTTAGTTACATGAGTTTTAGTGAAGGTGAAAAACTCAGGATTGATCTCGCCCTGATTCTCTCGTGGAGAGAGATTGCAAAACTAAAGAACAGTGCGAGTTGTAACTTATTAATTCTAGATGAAGTCTTTGATTCATCACTGGATGCAATGGGTACAGATGATTTGATGAAATTACTTGACGATCTCTCAATAAATGCTAATATATTTGTAATCAGTCATAAAGCAGATCTTCTTGCAGATAAGTTTAGTAATTATATGGTGTTTGAAAAGAAAAACAATTTCAGTAGAATAAAATAAACGATGCAACTTTTTGGTGATACAATCGAAGAATATTTGTCAATGATCGGTGACTGGAAAGACAGTCTACCCGAACCTGTGATTGAAGAATATGAAGGAATAAAAGTTGTTCGTGATGATCTTCTTGGTGGTGGATCCAAGATACGATTTGCAGATTACTTAATACAAAGTCAACCGGAGATAGAAGAATGGGTATATGGGAGTTCTCCCGCAACTGGGTACGCACAGATTTCTCTTTCGTACTTATGCCGCAAATATGGTAAGAAATCAGTCATCTTTATGGCTGAACGAGCATGGGATAAGTTGCATGATTATCAAATAGAAGCACTCAAAGCTGGTGCAGATATGAAATGGGTTCCGAATGGTATGCTGTCAGTGACAGAGAAAAGAGCAAGAGATTATGTTGAACAAGATCCAAAAGTACGCAAACTGCTTCCTATTGGTTTTCACCATGACACTGTTATCGCTTCTATTGTTAGGGTTGCTCTATCAATCGATGTTCGACCTAACGAAGTATGGACAGTTGGGTCCAGCGGGACTCTCACCCGAGGTCTACAACTCGCATGGCCAGATGCGGACTTCCATTGTGTTACTGTTGGACACAAAGGAAACTACGGAAGAGCCAAAATTTACGAATGTAACATCCCTTTCAACAAACCCGCAAAGGTAATACCCCCGTTTCCCTCTGCAATCACGTATGATGCAAAGGCGTGGGAATATATAAAACAACATGCTTCACCCGGAGCACTTTTTTGGAATGTAGGAGCTTAAATGTATAAACTTGATTATGTGTGGCTAGATGGATACGAAACTAAAAATATGCGAATGAAGACTCGCTATTATAATGGTTATGAGCTTGATATCAAAGATGTCCCTGTTTGGGGTTTTGACGGATCAAGCACAGACCAAGCAGAGGGTAAGAACAGCGATTGTATTCTTGAGCCAGTAAAGCTCTACAGAGATGCATCGGATCCTATGGGTATGACTCATATCGTTTTATGTGAAGTCATGAATGGTGACGGAACACCTCATACAACAAATAGCCGCGCTAGGATGCGTCAGGTTATAGAGGAGTGTGGTGGTCTGGAGAAAGTCAGTAAAGATATGATGTTCGGTATTGAGCAAGAATATGTTATCTTTGACAAGAAGACTGGTCGTCCCAGTGGCTGGCCAGACAATGGATTCCCTCCCCCACAGGGAAGGTATTACTGTGGTGTCGGTGGGGACTGTGTTGAGCATCAAGATTTGATTGATGAACATGCTTCGATTTGTAACCGCGCAGGTATCCCTATTCAAGGGACTAATGCTGAGGTGATGCTTTCACAATGGGAATATCAAGTTGGTCCATCGAATGCTATAGATGTATGTGATCATCTTTGGGTTGCTCGGTATCTTCTAGAAAAGATGGCTGCAAAAGAAAACTTGTACATCCGTCTAGACCCCAAACCAATTGCTGGTGATTGGAATGGTTCTGGTGCTCACATCAACTTCTCTAGTGAGTTCATGAGAGATGCTGCCTCAATTGAAGATTTGCAAGCTATGTGTTCTGAACTTGGTAAGTATAAGTCAGAGATGATTGCAATGTATGGCAATGATAATCAGCTTCGTCTTACTGGTAAGCACGAGACTGCCCATATTGATGATTACAGTTGGGGAGTTTCTGATAGAGGAGCGTCTATTCGTATTCCTGCTACAACGGCAGCCAAAGGTAGAGGTCATCTCGAAGACAGGCGACCCGCTGCAAATATTGATCCGTATGAAGCTGTTTCTGCCATAACCAAATATGTGCATATTGCAGAAAAAGAGGTTGCACAACCATCGCTCTTCGTGTAAAATGTGAGTGTCATGAAAAGGTTCTACGAACGTAATAATTATATTATTGACAGTGATGTCAATGTGATGTTTGAAGATCTTCTAGAAATGACCCCCGATAGGTTCGAGGAATGGGTCGTCCGTATGCGTGTTACTCTTACGGAGGCGTGGGACGCACACGGATGCCCTCCTCGAACTGGCAAGAATAAACAAGAAATTATAGATTCATTTAATCGTTTGGGTGAGTATCCTGTACATCAGTTTACACACTCAGACGGTTTATCCGATGTCAAGGACGACATCATCATCAATAAGTCTCGTGCTGGTGTTGAAGTCGATCAGTGGTTTTCCAACATGTTCAAAACGAGAATTAATTACAATGAAAACGATGACGGGTATTCTATATACGATTTGGTTGCTAACGATGATTATCTCAGGCGTGTTGTACGTGGTTCTGCTCGCCACCTCAGACGTGATTCGTTTTACAGTCACGCAACTTCGGCAATCAAGCACAGTAAGAAACATTCAATTGTGGATGTCGGGTCTGCTGAAGAGTGGCTAAAAATCTACTTTGAAAACCC